TGTTTATTTGGTCCAGGTCATTTGGTAGAACGAGTGCCATATGATCCACATATATACTTTAGTGGTGAAGAATGCTCATACGCACTACGCTTATGGACACACGGCTATAATATATTCCATCCTTGTAATATGCCAGTGTATCATCAGTATGTTGGTAAGTATAGAAACAAGGCTTGGTCAGATAAAATGATAGAACCACACGCACAAACTAAATGGCACGAATACAGCAATGCTGGTAAAAACCGTAGTTGGCGAGTGACAACTGGTAAAGAACTTGGTGTTTATGGATTAGGCACGAAAAGAACATTAAAGCAGTATATAGATTTTTGTGGATTAGATTACATCAACCAAAAATATACAGATAAAAAAGTAGCAGAATTAAATTACAAGGACCCAATATGAAATACACACGAGGAAATGTCAGCACAGACAGAGAGTTTGTGCGTCCAACTATACCAGCCATTGTTGCTTGGTTTGACGATATAAAGTTAGAAGCAGAACGCAGTGGTTATAAGGCACATTTAACTGGCAGAAGTTTAACAGACATCAATAATACTATGGATGTTGATGTTGTATTTACAGGCAAGTTTAACATAGATACTATTGAGAATTTATTGATCTCAAGTGTAGTCGCAGGCTTTAGACATAAATTAGTTATAGATGCTCGTTGGCAAGACAATATTGAAACAGCAGAATTTAAGGATGGTAAGATAACAATATTGCCTACCGAGTTTGTGTTCTTAAACTATCACGAACACGACAACGGACAGGGACGCAGAGTTATCAACGACTATAGATTAAATCCTGCTTTTAAGGTCATCAACGACAACTTGGTTAGTAGCACATACCAAAAGGTCAGTAAAAAACTTAAACCGCATTTAGAACAATATATAATGAGGCACGGCAAACTTGCCTATTTACCTTTAGGAGCAACAGAATGAAACTACCAGTGACACCACACCCAGGTCAAACGCCTGCGGCAAATATTACAAACAGAGATGATTACAAGTTAGACTTGTCATTACGCAAGTTTAGTGAAGAACAATATGTATTGAAGATTAAAAAGTTTGTGCCAGAATTAGGCTGGCGTGAATTCTTTTTTATGGTAAGTCCAGAAGAACTGGATAGAATACGCACAGCATTAGATTTAGGAGAAGCATATGGGAAAAGGAAGTAATCGCAGACGCGAAGATGTAAAGAAAATTAGAGACAATTGGGACGCAATATTTGGGAAAAAAGATCCCAAGGAAGAAAAAACGAATAACCAACAGCCTAAAGAAAACGCTAAATAATACAATAAACTAAAGGTAATTACCCAATATGTTAGACATAAAAAACACCGTTCTTGAAGACATCAATAAGAACAGAAAGCAAAACGCCAACTTTGTGCGTTTGAAGAACTTATTAGATGTCAAGATGGCGGCATACTTACGTTATTTGGCTACTAAAAATGCTGTAAATAGAAGTGCCGACTATCACTATCTATGCTTGGCTGTGACTAATTCTACAGCACCAGTAAATGGCATTGACTATATTCACCCAACCGTAAAACCAGTTGTAGATTATGCTACAGCAGTTATCGCTAAAGGTTTAATGCCTGGTGGTGAAATAAACTTTGAGTTTGTAGCCGACGGAGAAGATGACGAAATAGCCGCAAGACAAGCCACTGATATGGTCAGCAAAGTTGTCAATCAAATGAATGATCCGCACTTTATTTTAGAGCGTTGGATTATGGATGCTAACTTACACAAAAACGGTATGATGATGATCAAGCCTGTTAGAGAGCAGATTGTTAGATATGTTGAAACACAGGGAACTAATGACCAATTACGAGCATTTGAGCAACAAGCCGCTGAAAGTGGTTTGACAGCATTACGCCAAAGCAAACGCCAAGTCAGTATTGATATGGAAAAGGCTATGGCAGAAATCCAACAAAATCTTGGACCTGAACGAGCACAAATGGGTAAAGACCATTTAGAAAGTGCCTTGGCTGGTTTTGCCGAAGGCGAAGATTTGATGGTAGAAGAAGATTTACAAAACATCAACATTGATGCTGAGAAATCAGTATTAGATGATGCTGTGGCAAGAAACACAATATACAAAGCCAAGTATAAACTAACTGGTTATAGTATCAACATCAAGTTTCACCCAATCGCACAACACTATTGGTTATGTGACCCAACGGTGCCCGAGATTAAAGATCAACCATTCTGCGGGTATTATGACCCAATGACCATACAGGAAGCAATGGAGTTATATCCTGATATTGATTTAGAATTATTCCGCACTCACGCTGAATACAACCAAAGTGGTGCTTACCAAGCAGGTAGCGTATTAAACAACTTGGCTATTCACGCACGTGATAGTGTGCCTGTTATGGGCTTGCCAGTTAGCAGTAGTTCCGCACAAGACCAAGACAGCCGTATTGTTAGTATTGTCACTGCTTGGAACAGATTTGACATTGACGGTGATGGTGAGTTAGAACTTATTGAGATTATATACTCAGGTAGTTATATTATCAGTGCCAGAGAAGTTGAGTTTATTCCTGTGGCTAATATGTGTCCTCGTCCATTGCCAGGAAACTTCTATGGTATGAGTGTAGCAGAATCAGTTGTTCCAGCACAAGAATATAATACATCAGCAGCCAGAGCAGAGATTCAGTTAGGCTTACTAACTGCTACTCCACGATTAGGTGTTAAACCTGATAGACTTGACTTTGAAATGCTACAAGATGGCGAATCAGCAATCTTTATTTTAGATTCAAAGTTTGATCCAACTAAAGATGTCTATCAAATCCCACCACCAAGTGGTAATCTTCAGTTCTTGGAAACTGCTATGGAACGTATTGCCAAAGATACAATGGCATTAGTTGGTATGACACAGCCTACAGATGTGTTCAACCCAGAAGTTATGGCACCAGGTAATAGTGGTATTAAACTACAGATGGCACTTACACCTAACCAGATTATTCAGGACAACATTGTCCGTAATAGTGCTGAAGGTTTGAAAGAAGCATTATGGTTGGTTTGGAGAACACTAATACAATATGGCGATGACTATGGTGTTAAAAAGTTAGCATCAACATTCCACCCTGACAAGAAACCAGAATTCCTTGACTATCAGGCTTGGGACGATATGAACTTCTGCGAACGCAAACAGATTCACACTGAACTTGCTTTAGGTATGATGAGTGAAGAAAACGCATTAGGCAGATTACAGATTATTCAAAAATGTCAGGCAGATTTATATGCTACAACACAGCAAATGGTCAGCAGTGGCACTCTAACTCCAGAAGTGTATAAAAAGGTCAAGAAGCCTTTTGCTGACACTCTTTATGTTTTAGGTGTTAAAGACTGCGATACTTATTTGCCAAGTGACGAAGAAGTCCAAGCAATGATTAAAGCAGGTGCTGAAGCAATGAAGAACAAAGAACCAAGCCCAGAAGATAAGAAACGCTTGTCAAGTGCGGCATTGGATGATATGAAGACACAACAGATCAAAGCCGAGATGGAAGGCACTGACGCTGAATCGCAGTTAGATTTAATGGCATTGGCACAAGGAACTCCAAAAGTATATAGTTAAACAACATAAATAATATTATGATAAACGATACCACGGTGGAGTTTTATAACTCCAAATTGAATTTAGATTTGACAAGTTTTAAGAACCTTACTCCAGCCCAAAAAGACAGGATAAGGCATTATGGGACACAGGCTGAAAACTTATTGACAAATAAGGATTTGGCTATGTTCATACACCATTTTAAGTTTGAAGTGACAGACCAGTTAGCAGATATGCGTGGTCACACTCCAGCAGATGATACTCAACGAGTTGCGTTATGTAATCAACTTGTAGGTATTGATAGTTTTGTAAGTAGCCTCAAAAGGGCTGCCTACTTAAAAAACCGTATCGTAAGCACTAATGAAGTGCCCGATACTGAATAAAGGAAATAGAAATGACAGATACGATTAGTCCTAACACCGATACAGGTGCGGTCACTCAATCACAAGCAGTTCCGAGTTTAGACTCAATAGCCGCTAAAATGACCGCGATGCGTGAAAGCACATTGCGTAATCAAATTGGTGCTACTAAACCAACTGCGACAGGAACAGATGGAGAGGCAGAGCAGCCATCAAGCCCTGTGGCAACAGACAGCAGTGATGCTGTGCCAGAAGTTGATGATATCTTTGCTCCAGAAGAAGCCAGCGACGATCAAGAAGCAGTAGCCCCTGAAGAGGTAAGCACTGATAGTAATGATTCTTCAGCAGACGAACTTATTGATTTTATCGAATTCGCAGAAACTAACCCGAACGCCAAGTTCAAGTTTATGAAGAACGGTAAAGAAGTAGTTATAGATGCCAAGAAAGCCGCAGCCATTTTAGGACAAGGTTCAGCAATACACGAAGAAGCAAGGCAGTTAAAGATAGAACGAGCAGAGTTTGACGAGTATCTTAAAGATACACAAGCCAGACAAGAAGGTTTAACTTTAGCAATGGAATTTACCGTTCAGCCAAAATTACAGCAGGCGTATGATGAGATTTTGAAAACACAAAATTATAATCTTACATTCCAGCAACAAATGGCAAGAACAAATGATCCTGCGGCTATCGCAAGGATACAAGCGAGTATGGCACAGAATGAACGCTGGATACAGCAACAACAACAGGTTATCGCACAGATTAAACCTGCGGTTGATCAGTTCAGACAAGTGCGTAGTCAGCAAGTAGCCGAACGATTAGATGCGGCACGAAAAGGATTTACAGACAAAGAGTTGAAAAACGAATATGTCTATAATGAAGTTCGTGATAAGGTTAGCAAACTTTGGAAGAATGCTAAAGACGAGATCATTCCAGGTGTTCCTAATATAGACCTAATCAGCAGTGACGAAGCCCTTTTGAGTTTAGTCCGTGATGGTCTTCGCTACAGAGATAAACCAACGACAAAATCCGCAGGTTCTTCTATGGCAGCACTAACCAGTCGCAAGGGTGCCACAACAGGCAAAAACTCTGGTGATGACATAGGCAAACTTCGTGAGCAAGCCAATAAAGGCGACAAGAAAGCCGCTGATAACCTTTTAGTTGCTCAACTCAGTAGAATTAGAGCATCAAGAGGTGGAAGATAAAAACCATTATTAAAGGAAAATAAAATGGCAGAAATTACAACAAGTCAAATTGGCAATGGCACAACACTACCTTATAGTGCTGACATCGTTGTCAAGGATTTAGACCTCGATGTGTCTAATCGTGTCAAGGACGACACACCAGTATTAAATATGGCTATGTCCAAAAAGCGTAAAGTAAATTCTACTTTGCCACTATGGACTGATGACATCTATCGTGCTCCACAAGTTCAAGCACAAGTTGAAGGTGCTACGGTATCTACAAGTCAAGCAGAGAGCAATCAACGCTATAACTTGGGCAACTACACACAGATTTTCAGCACCGTTATTGCGGCTTCTGGAACTGCTCGTGCTGTTCTACAAAGTGGTGGCGATCCTCAACAATATCAAGAGGTAAAACAACTTATTGAATTGATGTTCGACGTTGAACAACAATTAGTTCGTGCTGACCAAATCGGAACAAAATACGCTGGTCAAAGCGGAACAGCAAGTGGTTTGCCAAGTGGTCAAACAGGTCGTCGTATGGGTTCATTGAACTCTTTCGCTGGCACAATGTCATTCAACACTACAAGCGGCACAGCAAGTGGTTTGGATACAAACATCAACAACGAAGATACTGACAGCGTAGTTCAGGCTACTAACGCACTTCGCGTTTATGCTAACGGTAATGTATTCTACACAGGCACATTTACTAACCAGTATTTCAGCCCTGCGTTATACAAGCAGTTGGTCACGGTTGCTGAACAGCGTTATAACGCTAAAATCCGCACCGTAGTTGCTCCAACAAGCCTACGCACATCAATCAGCGATAACATCACGCAAAGCCGTGGTATCAATCGTGTTGATTCTGCCCGTGGCGATACAATCCAAACTTATGAGGGTGACTTTAATTACACTTATGAGATTATGGATAGTTGGATTATGGACCAAATCAACCCTAACAGCATCTACTTCTTAAATGAGGATGTGCTACAATGGGGTTCATTGCGTGATCTTGGACCAAATAATGAAGTCTTCTCGAACGCTGATGCGTCATTAGACCAATTTATTATGGAAGGAACTTTGATCGTTCGCAACCCAGCAGGCGTTGGTGTTCTAAACAACATCACAGCAGGCACAACAGCCCAGAGTTCTTTACCTGGTGCTCGTCCTGCCGCTTTGGTCACTCGCACAAACTTCGGTCCTGGCGATGTCACACCTTAAATCTTTATAAGATTATAAGTGACAAGGGCAACTTCGGTTGCCCTTTTGTTTGGCTAAATAATACTATGAACGACTTAAATCAACCTGAATATCTGGATGACAAAGACCCAGAAAAGAATCACGATTATTGGAGACAAGACCACGGTGGTATGATCTCTACGCATAATGGCGTGGCTGATAAATTATTGTCTGGTAATAATGACTTGTATAACTCATTAAAAGGTGATTGGAAAAGAACTGACACAAATAAGAGTGGTAATATCATTGTCACTACTGGCAGAGAAGATGGTAAGTTTTATATCCGCAGAGAACAACAAAACACAGATGAAGTTAAACTCAGAGTAAAGAACTACAGACACGCTGCCGAACTTGGAATACCTGATCCGTTAGCACCTATAGGTGATGATGGCAAACTACAATACAAATGGATGGAATTGCCCACGGTTGTTAGTATCCGCATCAGTGACCAATACTTTGATGGAATACCTTGGAACGCTATCAAAAATGACAGAACACTTAAAGCCCAGTTTTACAAAGTTGTTCAACACGAATACCCAGAATATGTTTGCTACCCAGGAGGTAAATTACCTATTCCCATAGATGTGCCTTATCCTACGAAAAAAGGCGAGAAAAAATACTTTAGAGGACACTAATAATGTTTGTAATCCCAACCGCTGACGACCTTGTCACATTCATCAAAGACTTTACTGGCTCAACTAATGATGCTGAAATAAAGAAATGTATTTTTATGGCAGAGATGTCAATGAGAAACATTGAACTTCCAGCACTTCGCTGTGATCCATATGCTATTGAAAACATTGGTATCGCTGATGCTAATGGTAGAGTGCCTATTCCAGGTGATATGAACAAACCCATCTTGTTCTTTAAGCAAGGAACACAGGTCAATACAACCGCAACTGCCACAGGCACTTCAAGTCAATATACTATTACTTTGACATCAACGCCAGCACAACAAATATCTACAGGTATGGTTGTGTCAGGAACTGGTATTGCTACTAACGCAGTTATCAATAACATCACAGGCGGTGGTGGTAGTGGTAGTGTAGTCACTTTAAGTTTGGCTAATACTGGCACGGTTTCAGGAACTATCTTATTTTCTTCAGGTGCTAATGACAGCAGTCAAACAGGTCCTTGGATTGTCTATGACCGTATCGGTGACAGAGATATTATTACTCAGGGTATGATTGCTCAGTTATATCTACAACCAGTAAATGTGCCTAATGTAATCCGTGGTAAGTTTAGTGAAGTAGCAGACAAGTATCAATTCTTACCTTATGTTGCTCAAGGCGATCTAATCAATATGTATTACTATCGTGCTTGGCAGTTGTTATTCAGTCCAGTGGCAGATGAACTAATCAGTGCTACAGGTTCAGTAAATCCAATAAGCGGTAGTGGTCCTTGGACTATTGCTATTACTGGTATGACAGATACAACAGGATTAAATGTTGGTAGTAAAATAACCGCTACAGCAGGCACAGGTAGTTTAGGCACAGGCTTTACTTCGGCAGTGGTCACCGAACTAACAAGTTCTACCAGTATCAAAGTTTTAGTCACTGGAGGCACAAGCCCACAAGGTGGCACAATAACTAACATCTATCTAACAGGACAAACCGTTCAAACTAATGCTGTTCTACAGACTTGGGCAGAAGGTTATGTTTATGCTACCCTGCGTGAATACTACATCAAACGCCATAATAGCGAAGATGCTCAGGTATATGCTCAAAAGTTTGAGAACGCATACAACATCGTAGAAGATCAAAACAATTTAGGTAAGTGGAGTGGCGGTCATACTAAATTGACCAGTGTATGGCAACCTCGTCAATACAGAAACTTCGCTTACAAATAAGGATAACCAATGGCAGATAATAGTTCATTATACGGATCTACAGCACCAGCAGGAACGGTGTCAAGTAGCAATTATACTACTTTATATAGCGGTGGCAATAACTATGTTCCCAGTGGTGACAATGTTATTATCTCAGGAACACTAACGGTCAATGGCTGTGCTATTTTAACTGATTGTAGCAGTTTCAATTTGTTGCCGTTTAACGCAACCACGGTGAATGCGTTTAGTAGTGCTACTGCTGTAAGCATTGGTGGTGCTACAGGCGTGACTACAATACAAAACCAGTTGGCTACGGGTAATTACTTATTCCCATTAGCCGATGGTGCTAACACACAGGTATTGGCTACTGATGGTAATGGTATATTGTATTGGGCTAACAACAACGATTTTAACACAACTTACACTATTGATGCCGCGACTACAAGTGGCGGTGCTAACTTAAATTTGGTTGGTAGTGATTCAACTACCGATAGTGTAAAGTTTGCTTCAGGCACTAATGTCACGGTGAGTAGAACTGATGCTAATACGATTACTATCAATTCGAGTTATGTGGATACAACTTATACACAAAACGCTTCAGTGACTACTGGTGGTGCTAACTTAAATCTTGTAGGCAGTGATGCTACTACAGATACTATTAAATTCGCTGGCGGAACTAATGTCACGGTTGTTGCCACAGATGCTAATACAATCACTATAAACGCACCAGATACAAATACAACTTATACACAAAACGCCAGTGCTACAACTGGCGGTGCTAACTTAAACTTGGTAGGCAGTGATTCTACAATAGACCCAGTTAAATTTGCCAGTGGCACTGGTATTACGGTGACCAGAACTGATGCTGATACTATTACTATCACTAACACTGATCCAGGATCAGCAGGTGTGACCAGTATTACAGGCACAGCCAATCAGATTATTGCCAGTGCTTCAACTGGTGCTGTGACTTTAAGCACACCACAGGATATTGCTACAACCAGTGGTCCAACATTTGCCAGTGTCACAGCGGGTAATATTAGAGTAGGCGGAACTACTGATAACACAATAGACACTATTACAGGTGATTTATTATTAGATAGTGCCAGTGGATTTGTAGAGATCAACTCTATTGTCAATATTCAGGCAGATTATCTAAACTTAAACAGCGACAATAGTGCCTTTGATAGTGCTATGCGTTTTAATACAGGTGCTCAAATATTATACAACTATGCTAATAGTCGATTCGATATATCCAAAGGTATAAGTGTTGATAGCGGAGTTTTATTTGTAGATGCTACTAACAACAGAGTAGGTATCAATAATACCAGCCCATTATATGAATTACATATAGATCAAGGACTTGACGGTTTAACGCAGTTGGCTATGACTACTGGCGAACGCACAGCATTATTGACAATGAATGATAGTGATGATCTATTGAGTTTAAGTTATGGTCCTACTTTTGCGGATAATAGACTTCAGTTTAGTCCTACAGCACAATGGTTTAATAGTGGTAATCTTGGTGTTGCTACTGCTACACCAGCATATACTTTAGATGTAAATGGCACTGGTAATTTCCAAGGTGTAATAACAGGCGGACTAAAAATAAATGGCAGCACCAATGGTTTTAGTAATTTTATTGCTCCACCAACAGGCAGTGACTTATATTATTCATTACCTGGAACAGCAGGAGCCGCAAACACCGTTCTAACTAATGACGGTGTAGGTAATTTATCTTGGGCATTGCCTGGTGGTGGTGGATCAACTTTTGGTAATATCACTATTGCTGTTGCTACAGATAATACAATATCAACTACAACTGGTGATTTAGTTTTATCCAGTGCCACAGGTATTATGGATGCTTCTACGCTAAATGCCAACTTTGCCGCAGTTGCTTTGGACAACCGAGGGACTTTAGATAGTCAAGGAATAACTACTACAAGTATATCTCCTGTGGCAATCAATACTACGACCAGATTTGGTATGAAGGCTGTTATCAGCGTGGTAGATAATGTCACTACTCAAAGACATATTTTAGAAGCGTTATTGTTTAGACAAGGAACAACTGCTTATATAACAACATACGCAGAAATGTATTCAAATGTGGCATTAGCCACATTCTCGGCAGATGTAAGTGGCGGAGCACTACGCTTGTTGGCTACTCCTGCTTCTACTAATTCTACAACCTTTACGGTTATTAGAACAAGTATTGACTAACATAAGGATTGTGTGAATTATGTCAAACGAAAAATTTAAGGTAAAATTTGGACTCGCAGTAGGCGATACATCAATGACGGTAGATGCCGCCACAGGTAATACGGAAACCGCTGGTATTGGTGTGTTCAAACAAAACACCACAGAACAAGTCACCATAGGTGATGGTAGTGGTAATGGCAGTATTGAGATTGGACAACTAAACAGAGCAACTTCAGGAACTCCTTACATTGACTTTCATAGTAGTGCTACCAACACAGACTATGATGTAAGATTATTAGCCAGTGGTGGAACATCAAGCAGTGGTGCTGGTCAATTGACCATAGATGCTGCCACGGTGGATATCAATGGTAATTTAGTCACTGATGGTGGCACATTTGGTAATATCAGCGTTGGTGTAGTCACAGACAACACTATCGCAAGCACAGATACTAATGGTGATATTATAATTCAACCTAATGGCACTGGTGATGTCAGCGTAGCCGCTGACACTTTATTCATTGGTGATGGCGGATCAAGTGCGGCTATTACAACTAATGGTGCTGGCAACTTATACTTAAACACAAACAACTATACTAATTCTGGACAAATGTATATTGTAGCAGGTGTCAATGGGGCTATTGTAATGGATCCAAACGGCACTGGTTATTTTCAATCAACTAAAAATATATTAGCAGATCAAGGACAAACAACAACCAAAACTATCACTGGTGGCGGTAAGGTTGTGAATAGCACTGGTGATGTTCCAGTTTTTAATACTTCTATAAGTTCTACACAACAGCCAGTGGCTGCTTTTTTTGATAACACTACATCAGGTAGATTGGGTAGGGTTGTTGTCAGAGAATATGGACAAAACAATGGCACTAATGCCACAGCCGCTACCGTTGGTGTTGCCAACTTTATTTTAGAAGCAAGTCGTGGAACTGGCACAAGCCCAACCGCTGTCAATGCCGCCAACGCAACCGTGGGCACTATGGCTGGTGGATATTATGATGGCAGTAGATGGAGTAGTGAAAACGGTGTTGGATTACCAACTGGTTTTATAGCACAAACAACAGAAGCAACCGCATTTGAAACTTCAGTATTTACTGGTAGTATTTCAGGAACTACACTAACGGTCACTGCTGTCTCAAGTGGTAGCATTCACGTTGGTCAATTATTGACTGGCACAGGTGTAGCAGTAGGCACCGTTATTACTGCCTATGGCACTAACACATTTGGCAGCACAGGAACCTATACCGTGGGTTTAAGTCAGACCGTAGCATCAACAACTATCACAGGTGTTGGCACAACAGCAGGCGGTGGTAGATTTGTATTCTTGACTACACCTTCTGGTAATAAATTTTCAGCGACAAGCAGACAAACAACTTTAGTCACTGCTCAAAGCAATACTTCGACTTCTACGGTCAATGGTGTCACGGTTCCTGTCAATAGTCAGTTAAACTGGATTACTGGTAATGTGGAAAGTGCTGATGCTACCTATGTCAATTCAGCAGGCACAATCGTTTATAAAGGTAGAGGTGGTGGCTCATTCCAAATACCAAGTTTAAATTTGAATATGGTTGGTCTGCCGTTTGAAGATACTTGTAGTTTTGCTGGTTATATAGACAATGGTGCTGGATCGGCTGGTAATACGCTGACGGTGACTTCGGTTGCCAGTGGTGTGTTATATGTTGGACAACTAATCAGAGCCGTGGGTTTAAGTAATACAACTCCGTATTTTATCACAGCCTTGGGCACAGGTAGCGGTGGTGTTGGAACTTATACTATTGCTTCTACATTCCAAACAGCAGGCACATTATTAGGCAGTAGCGGCACACCAGTGAATATGGTTGGTAGTCCTGATGATTATGGTATGAAAGGCTGCGGTGCTAATTTAAATGTTCTCTCAGCCAGAAAAAGTGTTGTTCCTGGTCGCAGAGCACCATTGAAAACTAATGATACTATTTTTAGTATAAACACCTCTGGACAAATTGGTGCTTTAGGCACAAACACTTCTAACAATACAGGTAGTTTAAGTTGGTTTGCCGCAGAAAACTTTGGCACTGGACTTGCTGGCAGCACGGTCAATATAAAAACTACAGATATTGGAACGACTACACAGGCTACAAGATTTTTATCTAATGATGTTTCTACAAACTTAAACACAGATACTTTTACTATCAATAAAGGTGGTGGTAGAACAGGCGGGGCTGTATTAAATATGATTTCTACTACTGGTGAAGTTTTATTACAAGCAGGTGATGTCAATATTTTACAAGCAGCCTCAACCTGGCAAACTACTTACGCACCTGGTTTTAAATATAATGGTTTAATGAGTAGTTCAACACAGACTAACACTGGTAGTCAGTTCGAGATGAGCAGTCGCTGGAAGGCTTCGGCTGGAACAACTACATACGCACCACCACAAAGTGGCTGGGGTTTAGGTAAGTTTGGTTTTACTGCTGATACTACTACAACAAATACTAACCAAATACAAAGTGCTGGTATTCAGGTATATGCCACAGAAAACTGGGATAGCACACACTACGGTAGTAGAATGACATTTAACGTCAATCGATCTGGGACTGGTGGCAATATTGAAGTATTAGATTTACGAAGTGATCGTGCTACATTTACTACACCAGTTGGTTTTCCAGTTTATACAGCGGCAGCGGCTAATGCTATAACTGGTTTAGTCGGACAGCAAATCTGTATCAGCAATAGTGGCGGTGGTGGCAACCCAAATGGTATGATGGCATTCTGGGATACAACAAATAATCGCTGGAGTTATATCCACGACAACTCGGCAGTATAATATGGACAACTTCAAAGAAACTACGCTCAAAGGGCACATACACTTATGCGAACTACGCTATAAGGCATTAGAAGGAAGGCTGGATAATGTTGAAGCAAGACTCACCAAGATTGAGGATCAGGTATCTGCTCTTAAAGCACAGACTAACCAAGGGTTCGCTGAAATCAAACTTATGCTGGAGCGTCAAAATACCAGTAAGCAAACTCAACTAATAGCCAGCGTCGGTGCCATTATAGTTGCTATAGTTGGTGCTGTTGTTATCTATATTAAATAAGAGTATGGCAAACAGAGCAATGAGTTGGTGTTATGTAGATGGAACACCCAGAAGAGAATATGTTGATCCAAGAATACCAGTTGCTAAACAACTGGCTTGGACTAAACTTCCTGGTGATACACCATATACGGTGCCTGAACCTGACAACTACAATCGAGCAATAATGACAGATAAACCTGTTGAATGCTTGTTAGTAGAAGATCAGGTCATTTATAAAAACACTAATAAAAATACGTGGGTCACACTGATGTATGTGCCTGATGAACAACTTGCTGAATATGATCTATGGCTAAACAGACAATCAGTTCGAGCATATTGGCAACATACCAGGGCACCTAAAATAAAAAAACAACGCAGTTATGAACTTTGATTAGAGTCAAAGGCATAAGTAATAGTATGGACAAACAAGAAATCAAACATTGGTATGGGGCGTTTTGCCCAGATTGTGAGTTCGACGGAGATCGAATATACTTGGACAAGTATCACTTGTTAGTGTATATGGAACCCAGCGATGGTAAAGTTAAACTTGTCAGCGAACTACATAACGCACAAATGACTTATATTATTGGTGATTATGATTTCGAAACCGTGGAAAAACTAATGGCTATTTGGGGCGAGTTTAGAGAGTTGAATGAAGATATGGAAGGAATGAAATGGACCACATAACATTACTATCACAACTATATTTGGCTTACAAAAACGAAGACGCTGAACTGGCTTTTGCGTTGCGAGATGAGTATCCAGAAATATTTGCTGAAGTTGCTGATTTAGTTGTTCGAGCAGATACACAAGAAAAGTTCCAAGAACTTTTAGAAGATTTACATAAATAATAGTATAGTAGCCCGCCAGTATATACTGGTTATCCTCTAATGTTATATCCCTTTCTACAATAGGCTACTATATTAAACTGAATGCTGCCGCATTTGGTTTGGAAACCCTGAGTATTTGGTCATTCTCAGGGTTTTTTTTGGACAAATATGTGTAGAAATAGTGTATAAAAACAGAATACAGGCATAAATAACTATACATTAAAGGAGATGTATATGAAAAGAAATGAAGATGGAACTTACCAACCAGGTTATATCTATGAACTGCGTTGTAAGATAGAAGATGCTTGGCATCCATTCTATGTTGGTGAAACAATAAGCATATCACAACGCATTGGACAACACAGAGTTAGTGCCAAATACGCTGATGATACAAGCACATTGGTTTATAGGTTCATACACGATTATTTGGACGCAAACAACATTGAATGGGACTTGTTTGAAGTAGATCAATATGGTGCTGACGGACCAGAAGCACTTGAAGATGAACACATTATGAGACTATTAGTTGATAACGTGGCATTGAAAAATACTAAAAAGGGCAATGATCTTTGGATGACAGAGCGTATGGCTGTAGCCGATGATATGCGTATGCGTAAGATCACAAGTTATAAACGCTACAAAGAAGTATTGACCTACGAAGAACATCAACGCAAAGTTGATGAAGCCAATCAACAAAGACTGGAACGCATAGAGTTTGAAATACGAACGCAAACTAAACAAGAGCAGATCAGACAACAAATGATTGAACAGGCTAAAGTATTTGCTGAACAAGCAAGGATTAAACTGGAACAAGAAAATCAGGCACGATTGGCAAGAGCAGAAGCAGAGCGATTGGCTTGGGAAGCAGACGCACCTGCCAGAGAGCAACGACTACGAGCGGAAACAGAACGCTTGGAAAAAGAAGAAGCAGAGCGACAACGTGTAAAAGATGAACGATTGGCTAAAGTTGATGCGAACATAGCAGAGCACGAAGAGCGTATGAAGTTGGTCAAACAACAAGAAAATAAAATGCTTGAAAACGCAAGAGCGAGAATGGCAAAGATATTGGAGAAGAAATGAAAATAACTTTATTTGACAGCGTCGAGAAGGCGTGGATATATAATGCGTATCAACAAGCAGATGATACTTGGGATAATGTAGCAGACTTTTTAACGGTCCATCGTAGTGCCGAAAGTAAAACTGATGTGCCTATGTTTAACTTGGCAGAGTTCAAGGATATTGGTGATCCTACTGCTGAGTTAGGTAGAACTAAAATCTTTAACAACGGTGAATGGACAGGCGATTATATACAACACGAAAATACGGTGCGTAGGTGTAAAGCAAATGTAGTAGCGATACACGGCATTGTATTAGATGTGGATAAAAATCAACGCATTGAAGCGGCTATGGAACTATACAAGGATATTGAGTATGTGATTTATACAACATTTAATCATACTGCTGACAATCACCGTTTTAGAATAATCATTCCGTTTAGTCAGCCGTTGATGCGAGCAGACATAGCACCCCGACAAGCACATATAGTAGAAACATTTAAGCAAGTTGATTTAAGTAGTTTTACAATGTCGCAGAGTTTTTACTTTCACAGCGGCAACAACGATGCTATTGCTTATCACAATCAGGGTGTTATGATTGATCCGTATATGTTTGAAGAACGAGTAATAGAAGAACCTGTGTATAGTGATATTGACAGACCAGTGTATGATAACATTGATCCACTATACAAAGAAGCAGTATTGAAAAGTCTGCGTAGTTGTCAGGGATTGGGCTACAGGGGACACGGTGAAGGCGGCGTGCTGATGTTCATTAGTATATGTCGCAGTATTGGTTTAACTTATGGCGAGTATGATCAACTATGTGATCAGATAGCAGGTAGTGATAGTCAGTTGAAGTCAAGCAGTATTAGACGCACGGCTTGGTTAGGCTGGCAAGGTGATAGGATTACCAGAGAGAAACGAGATAGATTTATACAAGAGTATGGTGGCACACCGATACAAGTAAAGAAAAGCGGTGCTGAAAGATTGGCACAGGAAATATTGACAAGGAGATGAAATGGCAGACAACGTAATAAAGTTGAACATTGAAGAAGACAGCGATGCTATTAAACAAGCCAGAGCATTATTAGAAAGTGAAATAGGTTATCATCAACAAACGATTGATAACGCTGAACAAGCACTGAAAGTATTACAAGACAGAGTGATTGAGATAGAGATTGAACTGGTTAAAGAAACACGCAACGATGTAGTCAAGCAGTTAAAGACTGAACAAAAGGATGCTAAAGCAAATATCAAAAAGCACAAAGCAAACATTGAAACATTTAACGACATACTTACAGAGAAGAAGTTAGACCTGGCAAAGTTAAACTCACTTACTGGCAAAGAACAACGCGACAAGAAAAGCGAAGACAATGTCAGTAAGACATTTGAGATCAACAACATACATTATGTGATCAACGAACAGAAATGGTGGATGGTTGATCCTGATGGTGATAGACGCAGACCCAGAGTTGTTAGTTTAACTGGCAGTGAAATGAAAGACTTGTTGTTTTATGAAACTGAATGGGAGATACAAAACGAACAAGAGATGAAACGCTATGCTAAAGAAAAGAACAGAATGTTCAAACACATTGTCCGAGACTTTAATACAACAACAAGACCTGGCACTTACAATCAGATGATTGACATTAGGAACTTTTGGTTAAAACCGATTTATGATGTTGAACCGCATCCTGCTTTTCGATTGTTGTGTTTGAGTATTGCTGGTGGTGATGAAGACTATGCTGATCAACTTGAACGAATGGTAGCATACAGATACATACACCCAGAAGATGTTATGATACCTAATATTGATAGTTGTGCTACTGGTGGCACAGGCAGAGATACATTCTTTGGTGTGATTAGAAATATATTTACCGAAGAGTGCTGTGCTACTATTAGTGAAGAAACATTTAGTGGAACACACAACGGTGATTTGTTTGGTAAGATGTGGGTCAAGGTCAGTGAGAAAGATAGCCGTAGCATACCTATTGACAAGATCAAAGACCTAACAGGCGACAGAATATACAGACACAGAGCAATGGGTGAGAATGCCACTGATGCTGTCAGATTGTTTAACTTTATGTTTTTTAGAAACGGTTATACAACTACAGCGAAACTTGCGGGAACAGGTCCCAGCGGTGAAGATAGACGATTTGAGCCTATCATTGCCCGTTATAATCTTGCCCGACACATAGCAAAATACACTGAAATGATCAGTGATTTTAAGGATGCTTTTACACTGGAACAAGAAACAGCGGCAACTATGATTATTAAACAATGGCAGAAAGATGCTTATCAATGTGAAGAAAGGATTAGTGAATGGTTGGGTTATATTATAAAGAAACACAATGTAGAACAGATGACTGAACTACTACCCTTACACGGAATATACTACGACGAAATGAAAATAAGACAACAACGAGGAATAGAAGTGTTTATGCCGAAGTTATTAGCATTGATGGATGGCAGTAATGTAATCAATATTAAACTGGCACACAAACTTTACGATATTAGTGAAACTGCTAAAACAACTAAAGACTGGTTTAAGAATGCCGCAGTTCATTGGTTGAATACTAAAGCGAACTGGGACTGCGTGGTAGAAACGGAAAGCGTTTATCCGCATCAGGGTGCTCACGCTGATACACGCAGACGCTTTGCTATTATCCGAGACACAAATACGGTAAAGAAAGATCAAGACAAGTATGTGTTCGATATTACAGACTTTATTGATGCTGACATTGAAATAGATGGTAAAGCAAATGTGGATAACAAGATTACTATTGATACAATCAGGACTGACTTACTATAATACTGAAGTATAACCTGGATCCTGACAAAGTAAGTTATAAAATAACTGAATGTCAGGATAAATAATATTACAAAGGAGATAATAATGAAGAAACAGCAGACAGCAAAAACATTTAAGTTGTTTAGTCAAGAATGGCAGATACGTAGTGGTAATGAACAGGAACTACCTGATCATTTAGGCTTGTGCTTGCCAGATCAACGCAAGATATTGCTACACGAACAACAAGACGATGTGAGCAGAAAACACACACTCTTACACGAACTCTTACACTCAATCGAACAAAAGTTATCGTTGAACATAACCGAAACGCAGGTCGATTTAATGGCGTTAGGTTTATTGGACTTGTTTAGAAACAATCCTGAGTTGTTGGCAATATTTGATGACAGGGACTTAAAACTATGACACAAAAAACTATTGGTGAATGGACTTGGAACACTGAAGTGTTATGGAAAAAGATAGTTCAAACTGGGGATAATGATTGCTGGGCGTGGATTGGTAGCCGCGGACCGCAGACAAACTTGTTTGGAGTTAGAAAATCAGGCAAGCCTCAGATGACACAGGCACGACGCATTTTGTATCGTGATGTTTATAACGAAGACTGCGATGACTTACAGATCAAACACACCTGCGGTGATCCTTATTGTATGAACTGGCATCATTTTGATGTAAGACCTAATCACCGACGGTTTTACAGCGATGGCACACTACGTGGCACAAGAGTAAAACAAGATGAAACTCAGGGCTTACGACAAGCAAAGTTGGTCAAGGTCAGAGAGGAAAAATGGTGGCAGCGATGATGAAGATAACACAAGATATGGACTACGAAGGATTGGATTATCCTGTAAAAAAACTCGTGGCGGACTTAAAAGAGTATCACGAAAATAGCCCGTTTGCTACTGGTATTGATTGGCAATGGCAGACTTATTGGGCAACGATGACTGACGAACAGGCATTGGTATTCATACTCAAACATCCTGAATATGAAAATAGATTTAGAAAGGTAGAACAATGGCAAGACCTGGAGCAGAAGTAAAACACTCAATAGAAGTTGGTGATGGAACAACTTGGGAGATATTGGCAGCAGATAGATACTATGCTATCACTTATCAACAACAACCGATTAGCATTAGAATATCAAGGGGCAGTATGACGGGTAATGGATTTATCTATAAGAAAATGACTTATACAAACTTGGGTAGTGCCAGATTACAATGTCAGCGATTAAATCACCGTTTCAAATGTGCGGACTTTGAAGTGATGATGATCAACTAAAATGGTAAAACTGATAAAAAAAACTATTGACTTTGTCAGGTTTTTATTATACAATAACTGAATAGTAAGGTAAATACTATTGTAGAACATAACAAAGAAAGGGACTACACAATGACTAAACAAATCAACATTACAGCAATCAAAGCATTTGCTATTATAACTGCCGTTCATCAACGCAACTGGGAACCGTGCTCATCATTCAGTTCGATATTTGAAGATTTTGATGAGATCAGACAACAAGCACAGGACAACTTGACTTGGGCTAATGTTTCAGGTCTAATCACTTTTGCTGATATTGCTGAAGCAGTATATGGTATGGACGAACAAGAGTTTAATGAAGCAGTTGAAGAATACAACACAGAGGAGCAAGAATAATGACTTACTATACATACATACTCATAGGTGAAGACACAGGCAACAAAGACTTTATGGCAGGTGCTTGGTTGAACATCACAGATGAACACGTTTTTCTGTCAAAGTTAAAAGGTAGGTTTCAAGGTATGGACTTGGGCATACACTACTTGGTTGTTGAACAACCTGGTAAAATAAAGCGTCAGGGTAATAAACCGCAACGCTGGTTGAATCAAGCATTGAAACAGGTCAATCTGTATAGACCTAAAAAGCACGAAGAAATGACACGCAGTATGTTTGGTTTGATGTTTCCCAGAGAGGAGAGTTTAATATGAACTACGAAACGGTTATAACTTTAGAAGAAAATACGATAGCGAATATCTACATCAATACTCCTGAAGACAGCGAGTTTTTTGGTCGGGGTTTAGACTATGTTGTTGTTGAGCAGTTTGATTACATTGATATTGACGGCGAAGGTTGTCGAGAGTGGATTGAATATATCTTGGATACTTTGAACAAAAAGCATTGGGATGATTGTAGAGTTTATAGTATTATGGATGCTTGTCCTGAACTTGTTAGTGGTAATGCTGTGGTGTATCATTAAAGGACGGTGAAATGAAAAAAGAGATTGAAATAATGAGTTTAGTCAAACATTTGGCTAAACATAAAAAAGTATTGATGACTAAACTGGATAGAGCAACAGACAACAACGATGCCGTTATGATTGAACTAACACAACGATTGATAGATCAACAAACAAAGGCTATTCAAGAATGTATTGATATTATTAAAAATGAAAACGATGGTCAATGGCGTAGTTTAGTGTGTAAAAAGTAAGGTAGAAGTGGTGTGTAATCGGGGTTTTTTTGCTGAAACGCTAACAAGGTTTTGATCTTGATGAAGCAGGTATAAGGATTTTACCCCGATTACACACCGCTAATATACGCAGTATTATACAATAAAATGGTAAAACTGATGTTTTGGTAGTAGTAAAATAACTGAATGTAGAGATAAATAATAATGTTAAAACAAAAAGGAGATAATATGTTTAACACTCAAACCTTGTATTTGGAAATACGCAGAGAAAGAACTGCGGAAAAAGTATGTATCGAACTTGACCGAGCACTTGCGACAATCAAAAAGTATGATGAAAAACAGCAGTTTATGAATATGCTGGGACAAGAAAACTTTTGGAAGAAGAATAGATTAGACTTGTGGTCAGCGTTGAAGCAGGATGCCGTAGATTTAGACACACTCAAACCTGAAGACAAGATGACAAGATTTATGTTGCCTGAAGTTGCGTTTCAAAACACTCCGATTATGTTGCCTACAATCAAAGAACGGTTGAAGACATTCATTGAACTAAAGATTGAAGAAGATAGAAAGGTTGAAACAGAGAACTGGAACTACAACGATTGGAACTGGATCTATCAGGATGGTGAGCGTAGGTTTGTAGAGCGAGCAGTTAGGATCAACATACCTAACATTTACATACGCACTGAAGATATTTCTGCGTTCAATAAAGATTTCAACAAGTTGATGAACAAGTATATGGTCAAGGATCCCTTACGCTTAAAGAACGGTCGGAGACGGTTAAACTTTAGAACCGTGGCAAACCGTTATGTGGAGCGTGTCTATGGTTTCAAGCCTGACAAGAACGATCGCTACTGGTAAAATGTTTTGGACAGATTGCTCAACGGTTCTGCCAACAATAAACAGAACCGTGAGATAAATACTTGTGTATTAGAGGAGATGATATGAAATACAATACAACCAAAATGTTTGAGATTAGTTATTACGATGAGAAGCGTGATGATATGATTCAATGTCATACAGATAGTTTGGCAAGAGCAGTGACAGCATTGATAACCAGAAGTCGCAAACATCCTACCAAAACGATAGAGATTATATTTGATGGTGGTGATTTAATGGGACAATACAAAGATGGTGAATATTTCTGGCAACACCATTTAACTGATCATCAGTGGCAAGGATACATCAACTATCATTTGAGCAAATAAGATTGGAAAGGGACGCTGGCTTACGCTTCTGAGAGCGTGGTCAGCGTGTGACCTATCGTGGCTAAATAATAGATCATATTGGAAAGACACGATGGCACAAATAAAAAACCCTTTAGATGAAGTTCGCATACCGTTTGCGAAAATGACATTTACTCCAGATGTCCCTTCAACTGCGTTGGGACCAAACGAATACAACATTGGATTGAATGTTGAAACTGACGTTAGAGGCATACGCTCAGTAGCAGGTGAAGAAGAGTTCTTTGATAGTTTAGATGGAACACCAACATACATATCATCAGGCTTTAGAGCAGATCCAGCAAGCCCAACTGGAACAAGGTTTTACTTTATCGTGGCAACCACAGAAGGTAAATGGTGGGCAACATACAATGGCACTTGGCAAAATATTACACCTGTTGGTGGAGACTTTACAGGTTATACTCAATCAACCAATATAACTGAAGCGTGGAACGGAACCGTGCCTTTCTTTAATGACACATTCAATCCACCTATGGTCTGGTTGGACGGTGCTGCCACGCTGACTATCTATAGTAATGTCATACCCACAGACATTGGTAATATTACCTTTGTCAATTCTACCACACAACAGATAACCTTTGACAACATATGGACAGCAAACACTGGAGCAACCATAGTTCCTGGAACTGGCAGCAACGGTGCTCCAGTTGGTAAAGGCAAACTAAATGTTGGTCCTGGTTTGGCGTCAGGAAGTATAAAGGTTGGTCAGTATGTTATCGGTAGTGGCGGCAGCGTAGTCACTACTGGAACCAGAGTAGAATCTAACATAGACGCATTAAACTGGATTGTCAGTATCAGTCAAACAACTGCTGGCACTGGCGTGATCAAAGGTGGTCCATACCAATCCGCACCATACGCAACTGGAGACAGGATTGTTATCAGTGATACTACCAATGCTTTTAACGGCACCTTTACCGTGGTTAGTAGCACTATCCATACTATCAACTATTCTGCTGTGCCTCCAAGTAGTTATGCTGGTGGTGGTAGCGTAGCACCATTATACTCGTGGAACTATAACCCAAACTGGAGTGCTGTCAGTGCTGAGTTTATGCGTATGTATTCTACTCCTAACGTTGGTAGTATTTTGGTTGCTGGTAATCTTAAAGCAACCACAGCAGGAACAAACTCTACAGAAACTTATCCAGTCACGGTCCAATGGTCACAGGCATTTGGATTAAACCAAGCACCATTGACCTGGGAACCAACCGTGACCAATGTAGCCAACCAGTTAGAAGTTCCACTCAGAGGTCCTGCTATTGACGCTTTTCCAAGTAATGGTCAGTTCTTTTTATGTTCATACTGGGACACCGTGGTGTTCTCACCATTAAACTATTCTACAACATCAGCACCTATTCTTGGTGTTAGGTTGTATAATCAGGGTAGAGGTTTGCTAACATCTAACTGCTGGGCAAACACAGACAAAGAAGTCTATGGTATTGACGCCAGAGATATCTGGGTGTTTGATGGACAGAACTTTAATCCTATTGGTAATCAGCGTGTTAAAAATTGGTTCTATGATCAACTTGATCCTGCTTACTATGACCGAGTGTTTATGGAAGCCAACAGCCAACGCAACCAGATTGAGATTTACTATCCAGACAGCACGGCAACTAACGGTGTTCCTAACAAGATGATCGCATACAGATATGACCTTGATTGTTGGAACGCACCCAGAGATATTAGCAATGCTACGCAAGCCTGTGAAAGTCCTATCTATACAGAAGACACGCCTGGTGTTTGGACACCTAACCTCAGTAGCAGAACCGTGGTCTATGCTCAGGGCGTCAATGATAGTAAGATTGTCCAAAAAGATATTGGTTATACTCAAGCAGATGGTAGTGCGATTACCAGCAGATTCCGCAGAGACAATATTAAAATGATCAAAGACTATAGTGGAAAACTTATGGTTCATAGGATCTTACCTGAAGCAGTGAATATTGGTGCTATACCATTCTCTGCCAGTGACGAGATTGTGATCACACCCAGCACAGGTAATATCTCAGTAAAAATAGAAGGTGCTCAAAGCGTGGGACAAAGTCCTACAACTCAGGCAAGTCAAACTATGGCGTTAAACACTGACTATCCTTGGATACAGATTGATCAAAACTCTTACAGAGTGAATAGCATTGAGTTAGGTAATACTTCAAGCACAGACATATGGATGTGTTCAGCAACTACTTGGCAATTCACACAAGTCGAGGATGATCGCTGATGGCAAAGTATCCTGTAGAAAGTGGCGACAACGATGGTATTCAAGATGCCATCAACTATGCGTTATCTGGACCTCAAAGTCAAGGACCGTTGTTTGCTGGCTTTCAAGATAGTTATAATAGTTTTTTAACTGGTAATAGCAGACTGCCTTATAGCAACAGCAGTTATGCCAGATTATATGTAGCACCCATAACTTTATCTACCAGTGAATGGCTGGATGATTATACTTGGAAATTCACATTTGCCACAGCACAAGCACAACCTCCGTTTGCTGTAGGTAATAACCCTGATGTTTCAGGTGTCACACCTGGTGATTACGATGGTTATTATAGTGGTGCTGGTGTAGTTGAATGTTCTACTACATATGTTATAGTTAGAACCAGAAACCCTTATCCTCGTCCAGCCACTACGGGCACTGGTGGTAGTATTGTTTATAATGCCGCAGACCCAAACTATGGTGGTCTGCGTATAAGCACTGATGTCAATGCCAAAGTGGTTGTAAATTATGACAGCAGTCAGGTATTGTTAAACTCACAATTCAACAATAAGATTACTTACCAGACTGAAGGCACTACTGGCATAGAATATAGAGTAAGCATAGACAGATATCGTGCGTTTAGAAACAACGATCCTACTAATCCTGATTTCTTTTTTGAGTTTGATAAAGAAGTTGCTTTTGAAACATACTTTTTAACTTTACCAGATACTACTACTGCGGCTACAAGTTTTACCGTCAGTGGTGTTAAACCCACTGCTACATTTCCATTGACCAGTGTAGCACCAGTATTGACTTATCCGTATAGTTATTTTTTTCCTAATCCCACAAGTGCTACTGGCACGGGAGAAGAAGTCAATGTCACTATTACAATTAAAGCAGATGCTAACACAGCCTATGATGCTACTAACACTACCGTTGAGATCAGCGATGGTGGTCAGTATTACCAAATAGGTGACACTATTATTATTGATGGTGCTGCCATAGGCGGTGTCAGTGGTGTAAATGATATGACACTGACCGTAGCATCTACTGGAGGTATAGGCGGTGGTTTAGGTGAGTTAAACTACGAAACATTCTTGAATGGTGTTATAGATAATCCAGGCACTGGATTTTACTGGTATATTTTAGAAGTGACTTATACTGCTATTAGTGGCGGTGGCACCGTATATATTACGCAAAACGATATGGGGTATAGAAGCCTCACAGCCCAAGTGATTAAACAATAAATAATACAATGAACAATAATAAATTACCATCATTAGCAGAGATGTTAGCACAATACGGCAGAGGTGGCGACACTATGCTGGCACACATCAATCCCGAAGAAGCAGCCTTATTAAAACGATTAGGCGGTAGCGGAACTATCAATCCAAAAACAGGCTTGCCTGAATTTATGTTTGCCGACGATAGCGGACGCTTTTATATGGACGCTGATGGCGGTGGTGGTGATTTTGGAGATTGGGGTGGTGGATTTGGTGGTGGCTATGGCGATAGTTTTGGCTATGGCGATGGCGGCAATTATTACTACGATGATGGTGGTGGATTTGGTGGCGGTGACGATCCAATTCAAGACCAACCTATTGATGGTGGAGGTGGAGGTGGCTATGACCCTGGAGGTGGCTATGACCCAGACCCTGGTCCTGGTCCTATAGACCCTGGTCCTATCTACACTGATCCTCCATATACGGAACCAGTTTATACAGACCCGCCTTATACCGAACCTATCTACACTGATCCTCCATATACGGAACCAGTTTATACAGACCCGCCTTATACGGAACCAGTATATACAGAGCCTCCTTATACGGAACCAGTATATACAGAGCCTCCTGCTACAGAACCAGTATATACTGAAGGTCCAGTGTTGCCCACTGACGCACCTACAGAAGAACCTACAGATATCTTTACGGTTGTGCCTACCGAAGCACCCACTGAAGAAATATCGGAAATTATTATTAGTGCTGTTCGTCCAACGGAAGAAATTACAACTGAAATGCCAACATTCAGTTGGAGTAATATCGAGCCTACTGAAGAAATCAGTGAAATCATCATTACTGCTGAAAGACCTACTCAAACTCAAAGTGAAGAGATTTCGGAAATCATTATTACTGCTGAAAGACCTACTCAAACTATACCACCATTTAGTTTTACGGATACATTGTTGCCTATACTTCCAACAGAACCTCCAATCACGGAAACTGAAGAAGTCAGCGAAATTATTATTACAGCGTCACGACCACCACAGACAACACCACCTCCAACTGAAACTTTGACATTTAGTTTTACGGATACTTTGTTGCCAAGTTTGCCACCGATTACTGAAACAGAAGAAATCAGTGAGATTATTATTACTGCCAGCAGACCACCACAGACAACACCACCCCCAACTGAAACGCTGACATTTAGTTTCACGGATACGTTGTTGCCAAGTTTGCCTCCTATTACGGAAACAGAAGAAATCAGTGAAATTATTATTACTGCTTCTCGTCCTCCACCAACAACACCTCCACCAACTGAAACATTTACATTCAGTTTTACGGATACATTGTTGCCTACATTACCACCAGTGACTACAGAGCCTCCTGTGACCACTGAAAGACCTACGGAAACCGAGACAGAAACAGAGACATTTACTTTTACAATGCCTCCAACATTGCCTCCTACTTTCCCACCGACAATGCCGCCTACTTTACCTCCGACATTGCCACCAACATTACCGCCTACGCAACCTCCACAACGTGGTTTAGGATTAAACCCAGGTTATATCAATCCCAGTGATTTTTATAATACCTATGATCCTGCTCAAAGCAAGTATAACTGGAACGCAAAAGGTTATCAGGTTGGTCCTACATTTGATGATGTTGCTTACAATCAGGCAGCAGGTCCAGATACGCCCTGGGGCTTACAGCAACTTGCTCAACCACTAACTGGAGCACAAATAGCAGATTTAATTGCTGGTAAAAATGTTCCTACACGACAAATACAAGCAGCCAACAGAAGACAGGCTTATAACCCTGCCAGTATGGTCACGCCTAATGCTACTAACACTTATCAATTACCTACTATATCTGCCGCAGGAGCAATAGCACCTACAACTCAGCCTGTATCTACCAATCCTACAACGGTAGCACAACAAGCAGAAATAGTTAAACAACTTGGTGCTGATTGGATGACCAGACAGCAAAGAGCAGCCGCTATTGGAGATTGGGATACTTACAACGATATCCAAAGAACGGTAAATTCAATTATCAATCCTGTAATAGACAGGTATTAAAATATGCTAAATAATACAATACAAAGGAACCCAATATGAGTGGCGGAAAATCCAACAATCAAAGTTCAACAGACCCAAGACTAACAGGTGCTCAAGCCAGTCAAGTTGAGGCACAGAACAAATTCTTTACAGATACATTAGCACCAACATATAATAGTGCTGTTAAAGGTGCTACTGATGTTTATAATCAGGCAGCAGGTGGCGTATTAAATGCCGCACAGAATCAGGCAGGTGTAGCCAGACAAGCACAGGGCACATTAGGTGAAACTGGCGAATCAGCATTACGCACTGGTATTAGTGGATTACAAAGTTTATTTAATCCTGATTACGAAGCCAATCAAATTCAAAGTGCGTTGGCACCCGCACAAGCACAATACCAACAAAACATTGCTAATCAACAAGCACAATTTGGTGGTAGTGGTAATTTAGGTAGTGCCAGACAAGCATTGGCAGGCAGACAAGCCGCTGGTGCTAATCAAGCATTGATGGCTAAAACTGCCGCAGATATTCAACGTGATGTTGCTGGACAGCGTATGGCTACGGCTGGACAATTAGCACAATTAGGTCAAGGTGGTATTGGTCAAGCCCTTGGAGCCGCAGGCACAGCAACTCAGGCTGCTATGTCACCACAACAACTATACAATCAATATGCTTCAGTTATATTTGGAACACCAGCAGCCAGTTATAACCTTGGACCTACTGGCAGTTCTACTTCAAGTAGTGGTAGCAACCTTGGCTTTAAGATTTAAGGGGCACTAATGAATTATAATCCTTTAGACGACGAAGAAGAACGCAAACGTAGAGAAGCCATTGCTGCCAGAATGGATGAAGAAGCAATGGGTAATCCCGTTGGTCCTGTAAATCCAAGTTTTATGGATAGAGTAGGCACGGCTGTAGGTAATAGATTTGATCAGGCTATGAACAGAGTGTCACAGGCTGGTGATGCTTTAATGAATCCCTCAGATGCTATCTATAATCGAATGATGAATGAACAAGCCGATGAAGCAGCCAATACTGAAGTTCAAACAACAACTACTAAACAATATGCTGATGGCAGTAAAGAACGCACGGTTAAAACACAAGAACCTGCTGGGCAAGCACAAGGCGGTGCGAGATTGACTACACCTATCGCAGGTATGCCAGAAAATTTATCTGCTCAAGGTGCTATATCACAGGAACAAGCAAATCAGCCTGTTGCTATGGCAGAATTGCCAAAGCCTGGACCACAAGTTCAAGTTGCTGGTCAGACACAAATGCCTCCAAAGGCACAACAACAACAACCACCATTACCTACGGGTGCGGTAAATCCTGCTAATTATAGTTTAGCAACTGGTCAAGGTCAGCCAGGTATGCGTTTGCCACAACAACCGCTATCTCCTACAATGTTATCACAGGCTGGTCCTGCTCCTGGAGCAAGTTTAGCACAAATGGGTGCTAACGCACGACCTACACCTTATACTCCTACTGCCGAGCGTGAAGTAGAGCAACCTCAATCTTTACCTTGGATTCAGGCTGCGAATGATGCTGGTAATGACTTAAATAAAATGTTAGATGTTGCGGCAAAGCACCCAGAAAGCCGTGATATGATTTTGGAAAAGACAAAATTATTATTACAAAATAAAAATAAAGAAGATCAAGCAAATGCTATTATGGTTGCCGCACAAAATGGTGATCTTAAAGCAATGAACCAGATTCAACAAGCAATCAAACCAGAAAAAGGCAAGCCCAAAGAAGAAGTCACCGTAAATGACTATCTTAAAGCAGTATTGTATAAGCGTTTGGGTTTAGATGCGTTAGCACAACAACAACAATTAAAAATATTAGGTAAAGAAACTACATTTGAGCAAGTCACGCTTGGCGGTGCCAACTGGCAAGTAGAAAAAGATAGTAGTGGTAATATTATTCGTGCTAAAGACAACGAAGGCACGATTGCTACAACCGATACCTTAAACAAACTCAGAGCAGGTGCTCAAAAGTTTGGCACACAAGCAACCAGTTTTGCTGGCGGTCTTCACACGGTTCCAAATGCCGCAGGAGATGGACAAGATTTGGTTATGCCAGCGGCAAATAGTATTGATCCTACAAAATCAGGCTTTATCTATATGTCAGGACCTAAAAAGGGACAGGCTTACGATGGTAAGGCTACTCCTGTGCCACAAAGTATTGGCACTGACTTTAGTAAGAATGTCAATAGAGCATTTATTGAGTTCCAGACTAAACCTTCTATTGCGGCTGCTACAAAAGCCTTGGAAACTGCGGCATTGCTCAGTCCTAAAGATTATAACGACACATTGACAGCAATCAGAGGCAGAAGCCCAGAGATTTTCAATCAAATCGTATCTGGACAGGCTGGAACACCTCCAGTTCCATTAAATGCTGGTGCTCAAGGTGCTACTAACGTTCAAGGCGGTGCTCAAGGCAATGCTGGTGCTGTTCCACCACCTAAACCTGCGGCTGCTCCACCTGTTAGTGGTCCTGCCAATCCAAACGCTACTGCTGGTGTAGGTGGCAGTGGATTACTTGGTAGAACTGAAGGTATTAAAGCGGATATTGCTACAAATGCCGCTATTAAACAAGCAGAATTAAAACAACCAGCCGAAGAACGAGGCAAACAACAAGTTAAACAGATTCAACAACAGGGTTTCGCAGATTCTACATATCCATTGGTTAGTCACATCAGTGATCTAATCAAGAAAAGCACTGGCAGCGGTCTTGGAACAGGTATTGATAATTTAACCAGAGTTATTGGCGTCGGCACTAAAGGCAGCCAAGCCATTAAACAATTGGAAACATTTGCGGCACCGTTGGTTAGTATGGTTCCTCGTTTTGAGGGTAGTCAGTCTGATAATGATGTATTATTATACAGACAACAAGCAGGTGATTTTGCTAATTCAAAACTTACTGACAGCGAACGATTGGCAGCATTACAGGGTATGATTGATTTGCTTAAAATATATGATAAAGCAGGTAATAACGATTGGACATTTGGTGGTAAGCCAATTGCTCAACAAGGCGGCAAAGACGGTAAAGGCGGCAAACAAAAAGTTGTAAAATTGGATTAAACAATGGCGTTATATGAATACAAAGGTCAGCAATACGATATAGAAACTGACGATCCTGCGTTAGCCAAAAGTAAGATATTAAAATATCTTGAAACTGGTGAGGGTGAGTCTAAACCTAAATCTGCTCAACAAGCACCTGTAGAAGGTGCTGGCGGTGCCGCATTTGGCGTTTATCGTCCCGCTGGCAGAAGACCTGAAAGTCAAAACCAAAATCGTGAAGACAATAAAGATATGGCATTACAAACTGCCAGAGGTGTTGCCAGTAATGTAATGGCACCTTTAGGTATGCCTGTTGATGTAGGTAATGTTGTTTATGGACAGGCTGTAAAACCTGTCATCAATTATGTAGCAGATCAGGCGAACGGATTACGCTTGCCACAATACACTGACTTACCACCAGCAGTTCAAACTGCGGGTAATGTATTAGGTGGTGCTTATAATACCTTTGTTCGTGGTCAAGAATTCCAACCTTTACCTGAAGTGCCAAAAGCAGAAAAACTTCCAGGCATTGGTGACTATGGTATGAATTTTTACAATGAATTAGTGCCAGGTCCTCAACCTAATAATGCCGCAGGACAATTAGCATTTGCTGGTGGTCAGGCTATGGGTGTTCCTGTTGCTAACAAAGCATTTCAGGCTGCTATGGCAACTACTAAAGCAATTGCTAAAGCCCCAGGTGTTGTTAAAAATGCTTATACTACTGGTGTAAATGAAGCCACGGCTAATCCTACATTCAAAGAAACTCCTACCAGTGCTTTTACACCATTGCGTGAAAAAGTCTATCCGAATGAAACAGCACAACCTTGGATGGCTGGCACACAAGAACAAAAATTAGCAGGATTGGCAGATTTAGAAGCCAGTCAGGTTCCCAGTGATAGTTTATTCAAAACTCCTTTCCAACGCTTGTTAAAAGCCACAGCACCAAAGACCAGAGAAGTTGATCCTATATCTGGTAAAAAAGTTGATGTGCCACTAATGCCTTTAGAAGGCAGAGTTGGTCAGGCATTTGTAGAAGATTTAACAAGAAATCTAATCAACGACCCATACAGAACAATGGCAGGCAATTTCGCAGGACCATTGGCAGGTGCGGCTGCTGGTAGTTTAATTCCTGGAGTTGGCACCGTTCTTGGTGGTGCCGCAGGTCTTTTAGCATCTCCGCAATTATGGAGAGGTTTTGATTTATATAAACTAAACAAATTAGCCAAAGCAGGAAACTTACAACCAGGCTTTGCTCAAGAATTAGCCGCAACTAAAGCAGCCGCTGGTATGCCTGAAACTATGCCTGCTAATCCAGCCGCAGGTGCTAACGCACAAATGCGTCCTATTGATCAAATGGTCAATGATGTCACAAGTCGCTTACAGGCAGCCAACTTTGAGCAAATGCCTGACACTAAATCTGTGGCTTATGCTGCCAGAACTAATGAGTATATGGAAAAAGCCAAACTCAATGGTGTGCCAATGTCAAGAAAGCAAGCAGAAGAACTTGCTACTCGTGATGTTGATCGTCATTTTAGATCAACCGCAGATGCTGAAGCCAAACAACGTAATGCTGAACAGGCTGCCAAGAAAGCAGAAGAAGCCAAAGCCAGAGCAGAATACGAAGCAAGCCCACAAGGTCAATCTGAAATGGCATATAAAGCACAGATTGATAAAGAGATTGCCGCTAACCCAGAACTTAAAAAAGCATTGGGTATAACAAGAAGCGACGAAATGTTTGAAACAATGAGTGATGGTTATAAAAAATCATTACAAGATCCTGCTTACTTTGAACAAGTTAAACGAGAAGTTGCTGATGCCAAAGCCAAAACCGCAGAAGCAGATAGATTAAAGAAAATACAAGATTCTTTAGTCAAAGATCAATATGTTTGGAGTTCATTAAAAGAAGCGTTAAAAACTCGTCCGTTAGATGACAGAGAAATTCATCAATTAAACCAGATTATTAAACATCGTGGTGAAGACCCGTTTGGCACTGGTAAGTTTGAAGACTACTCGTTTGAAGGCAGAGGCACCGGTAATCCTAATCAATTAGACTTGCCATTAGATCCTGCTGGTAAAACACCTAACACTGACGCTTTAGCAAGAATGGCGGCAGAAGGAAAGTATCGTGCTCCTAAAACAACTGCTGGCAGTTTATTTGAAACACCTATAAGTGAAACTCCTGTTTCAACTCCTAAACCAACAAGTGCTCAAGGTTTTACATCAGCCGCAGAATATCGCAAAAGTTTAACTGACCGAGGATTAAATTCCTATGATATTGACCAACTTGTTAAAAAGGCTTTCCCTGAAGGTGAAACTCCTGCTAAACGCAAGTATGAAAAACAAGCGGATACGGTTAAAAAATTAAATGAAGAACAAACTGCTGGTATGACTGCTGAAGAAATTGCTGCCAAAGAACAAGCAGAGTTAGACAGAATAAAAAATATGGCTGATCCTTCAGGACGAATACAAAAAACACTTAAAGGTGGTAAGTTGGGTATGATGACTGACGAATCTGCTGGTAAAGTATTTGACAGCAAAAAAGATTATGAAGCACAAGTTTTATTAGACAAACTTGCTGGTAAAATAACTACAGGTTCGTTTGTAGATAATGGTATGCGTTATGAAATTAGTGCTATCGACTATGGTAATACTCCAAGAAAAGTATTGGAAGATTTGAATAAGCCTTTAACTCAAGTTAGGGTTTTTACTGAGAAAAGTAATAAACAAATATCAGGTCCTCCACCAGAAGTTCGTGAAAAATCTCTACGAGAACGAGTAGAAGACAAGATGAAAAAGCGTAAATAATACTATGACAACAACTGAACAACTAACTCAAGTCTTTAATGACAACTTCGTGGCATACTACAGAAGCCACGCTGCCCACGCAAACATCACAGGCAGAAACTTTAGAAGCGATCACAAGTTGCTTCAAGGTGTGTATGAACGCAGACAAGCACAGATAGATATTATCGGTGAATTGCTACGCACTTTACAAGAAATGATGCCTACAGACTTAAACGAAATATTATCTAACTCAGATTTACCTACAGATGCCATAGAAGGTAGTGCTGACGAGTTGCTGGAAATGGTATATGATGATTTAGATTTGCTCTGCGATGCTTATAAAGAATTAAACGAAATTGCCGAAGAAGAAGAACACGACGAAATCAGCAATTACGCTCAAGAACAGATTTTAGATTTGAATAAAAGTTTATGGATGTTGCGTAGCACATTAGAATAAACGCTTGTAAGCGTATGACCCACGGACATCATAACCTGCCTTTTGATGTAGTTTAAGAAATGCTTGTTGGTCATTACGCATAGTAGTAGAACAGATTATTGGACTTTCAGACAACAATGCGAAACCTTCCCATAGTTGTATCATATCTTTTAATAATTGGATTCTGTTTCTACTGGACAAGCGTAGATCAAGATGTGCCATACGCACACCAACCATCTTATCGTCTGACCACGGAGCAAAATCGTTAGTTTTTGCCCAAGTGTAAGCAAGTAGATTACCCGTAGGTTCTACAGCAACACTAAAGAGTTCGGTGGTAGGTTTATAGAATTGATTTATAATTGCCAATGTAATATTACGAGAATATGTAATTGGTTCGGGAGTAAAGATAGTATCTATCTCTGTTTGGAAGTTGGCTTCAGCCAAGGCAACAATAGCAGTGACATCTGTGCCTAATGCTGGTCGCCAAATATATGACATCATTTCATATCCTTTCAAGTATAGTATATTTAATCTTGTATAAATAATAATATGACAAAACAAAAACAAATTGCTACGAAAGCCAATCCAAAAGTGAAAAGTCACGGAGGATATCGTGCTGGTTCAGGCAGACCTAAAGGTGCCAAGGACGCAATCACTATCGGTGGATTGTTAGAGCAAATCTACGCACAGGCTAACGGACAAGATTACGAAGAATTATTAGTTCAAGACTTCTTAAAAGCCAGACATAATAATGATGGTGTGACTACATTAAAATACCATAATCTTATTTTAAGCAAGGTTATGAACTCATTGGCTAAAATAGAAGTCAATGATAGTGCTGACGCAGTAGCAGCCAAACAACAAGCATTTGCTGACGCACTTGCCAAACTTACTGGCATCAATCCCGAGGCTAAATAATACTATGGCAACTAAACCTGGACTATATGCTAACATTCACGCTAAACGTGAGAGAATTAAATCTGGCTCTGGAGAGTCGATGCGTAAGCCTGGAACTACAGGTGCTCCAACGGCTAAAGCGTTTAAGCAATCAGCCAAAACTGCTAAAAAAGGAAAAAGCAAATGAAATATGAAAAAGTAGATCCCGCAACAGGAGCCGCAGGTCCTGGTTATAGCCGTGGTTCAAACAAATATAGTGGCAATCACCACACAAAAACAAACCCTGACGCACTAATCAACAAAGGTCAAGGTCCCAGAGGTGGTGGCACAGCAATGCCTTATTGTAGCGATATGATCAGTGGCAGCAAGAATCCACAAAAGCGTCAAGCAGTGGGTGATGGCAGCACAAAAGAAATGCCTAACCGTGGTAAAGAAAGTTTTAACTATGGTCGTGGTCCTTTGAAAGGCAACGCATAATGCCAGCATATCAAATAACTGGAACATTAGTTGAAGTTGCTGTAGATACTCCAACAACTTTGAGTTTTTCTACAACAACAACTAATCCTGCTGGCAACAGAGGTTTATCTTTTCTTAAAATAGATAACGAAGATTTAACTACAGCATCAGCACTTACAATTAGTTTGACTGCTGAAGTATCAGCGTTAGATTATAATAATGCTACTTTAGTTGCTCCTGGCAGCACGGTATTCGTTCAAGTAGCCCCTGCTGGTTATGTTGGACCAGTTTATGTAAGAGTAAATGGTGGGACAGCACTATGGGTTCAACCAGTATCAATTGTAGGATAAAGGAAAATAAAATGACAAACCCACAAAGCAAACCAATCAATCAAAAGCGTGGTCCTCAAACAGGCAACGCAGGTAGTATGACTAAACGCAATGCGTTTATGGATGCTAAATCTACTTCCAGCAGTGAAAAATCCACTTTAGCCAATATGGTGACAAGTGCTTTAGAAATGCGTGGTAGAGGACAAGCAGGCAAAACTAACCCAGCGTTAGAAGGCTTACACAGCAACACAGGTCCTAAAAAGAACCCAACTGCTGATGGTAGCAAACTACCCAGCAAATACAAAAAATAATTTTGTAGAGTAAATAACAGAGCAGTCCAAGACTGCTCTTGTTTTGTATAGTTATGAAAGGAAAAAGAAATGATAACAAGCAATACAGATAATCCTTGGGGCGACAAACCCCAACAACCAGTAGTAGAAGAAACTACTAAAACAAAAAAACCAGTCGCACCTAAAGCAGTCAGCAACGCTGAATATGATTTAGAAGGTCTAATGACTGACTTTCCCACAGCCAAAGAACTTGAGCGTTTCGTATTTGACGAAACAGGCATCGTTCTCAATCTAAAAGGCAGAGCAAACAAACTAAAGTATCAGGTAGCAATGGACGCATTAAATGGCGTTGAGATTGATCCTAAATTCACAGGTGAAAACAATCCTTATATTGACAAGGCAGAGATGATTCCTGAAGAACCTCTAAAAGAAGTTCCAGCCAGAGACGCATCATTGCCTGACCGTAGCCAAGTTCAAAATATATTCTATAGTCCTATTGTCCCACATCCAGATGCTGATGAACGAGCACAGGATAAAAAAGTCCATATGATGTTCCGCAAATACAAAAACGGAATGATTAGTTATGAGATTATGGGACCGCTTGAGCAACGACCACACGGAGAAAAGATTGACAAGTTTGGTAGAACACGCCCAGAGATTATTAAATGGGTAGATCCACGCACAGGCGAACAAGTTGTTGTCCGTGAAGATGGCACACTAACTCCACAGGGCAAACGCTTGCGTGGTATGATGATGACATTCAAAGTCAATAAGTCAAACCAGTGGGAAGTTTGGGTAGATCGTGAATTTATCAGTCTTGATGATAGCGTCCGTAATAATCCTTGGGACTTGACAAAATGACAGCCAGAGAACACGAAATAAAGGCAGCACAAGAGGCTGCCAGATACAATGACACACTTATCTTACAAAAGGTAAATGCCAGTCATCGTATTGCTTTTGCTGACAAATATCCTAATCAGGTAGAGCATATACTTCGTTTGATTACTGAACGCTTACAACTGGGTTTAACTAAATTGGAAAATACTGATTTACAAAACCCAGACACTTGGCTACTCAGTTGTGATGAAATACAAAGCCTTGCTGAAGCAATGTTTTATATCCATCAAGTTAGACAAGACTTAAAGGCAGAATAATGTTAGGACAAGATGTATTGATGGCACGAGCCTTACGCTACAGCGTAGATAAACACGGGCTTGACATTGACGCACTTAAAAATATACCAGATTCATTACAACTACAACTAATGGATCTGGCTATTACCGTCAGTGAAGATATGAAGTTTAATGGATTAAAATACTTTAGACCATTTGAACATCAACTTAAATTCTTTGCTACTGGCAAACACGACAGACGAGGCATTCTTGCCGCAAACCGTATTGGTAAAACCGTATCAACTTGTTTTGAAACTGCTTGCCATCTTACTGGTAGATACCCTGAGTGGTGGTCTGGTCATAGATTTACAAGTCCAATAACTTGTATGGTTGCTGGTGAAGGTTGGTCGCAGGTAGCATTGGTGCTACAAAATGAATTGTTAGGAACGCAGGATGTTAAAATTACTGAAAACTTGGGAACTGGTGCTATTCCTCGTGATTGTATCATTGCTGATACTATGCGAAATGACGGTGCCAATTGTATCGGTGTCGAGATTCGTCACACTTCTGGGGCTAATAGTTATTTGTTATTCGCAAATTATACTCAGGAGGTTCGTCAATTACAAGGTTTCAAACTCAATCTGGCAGTATTCGATGAGCAACCGCCTGATGATTTCTTTAGTGAGATTGTCACTCGAACAGCAACTACGCAAGGTAAAATCCTTTGCTCTTTTACGCCACTTAAAGGACTAAACGGTCTTGTAAGTAAGTTTTGGAACAAAGAAGAAGGCTACAACTATATCCGTGTGTCGTGGGACGATGTGCCTGAATACGATCCTTGGGGTCAGCCATTTTTGTTAAAAGAAACACGCAGACAACTTGAACGAGATTATCTACCACACGAACGAGAAGCCCGTATCGCAGGTAAGCCTGTTATGGGTAAAGGTGCTGTATTCCAGTTGTCAGATTGGACAGCAGTGACTTACAAAACTGGTGAAATAGATTTTAATAGGATGCCAAACATACAACGAGTTATTGCTCTTGACTTGGGTTTAGTCAATGACAAGACGGTAATCAGTTTAATGTATTGGGAACCAAACGAGAAAACAGCATACTTACACCGACAGATTGTTATACAGGGTGTAGAAGAAGCCGTGCCTACTCAATATGTCAATCACTTGTTGCGTCCTGAAGTATTTGGCACACCTATCGTATTGCCAGCAGACGCAAGCACACAAGGCAGATATACAATGAGTAGCAGTAGCATTCGTGAGTTGTTTGAAGAATATGGATTGAATGTCTATGAAAAGGCTATTATGAATCCGCCAGATCAATATGGCAAACAAACTAATCACAAAAGTTATGGTATCAACCAGATGCGACAAATGTTTGAGATGGGCACTTTATATGTCAATGAGAATTGCTCACACTTTTTAACTGAAGCACAAAACTACTTTGTTGATGAAAAAGGTAGATTCAGTGATCCAGATGATTGTATAGATAGTTGTCGTTATGCTTTAATAGCAGTATTACAAGGTATCGCAGAACCTTGGGATGGTAGAACTCCACAACAGAGATTTGCCGCACAACGTGAAAGATATGTTAAATATGATGATAGTCAAAAGCCAAGTTGGAAGAAAACATACTCGGCACAATAAGGAATTGAAATGAAGATTTTTATTAGTATAGCAAGTTATAGGGACCCATTATTAGCAACAACCGTTAAAAGTGCTTATGATAACGCACACAACAAAGATAGTTTAGTATTTGGTATAGTAGATCAAAGTTATGGAATGGAAACATTTGATCCTGGTTATTTTGAGTTTAATAAACAAATTAGATATGTTAGGATAGAACCACATTTAGCCCGTGGTGCTTGTTGGGCAAGACACCTTGTTCAAACATTATACAACGAAGAAACTTACTATTTTCAAATAGATAGCCACACTATATTTGACAAGGACTGGGATTTATATTTTATCAATCAATATAGACATTTGGAACAATATCACGCTAATCCTGTGATTACAAGTTATCCATATCCGTTTGACATTGTAGATGGAGATTTAACTAATCTCAAAAAAGGACAAACAAGTAAAGATTGTATGTTGTTGATAGTCAATGAAGAACACACATTTAAGAATGCCCAAGAACAACACGCAAGTATTCGTGGCACTTACTTAAAGAAAGAAGAACCCTGTCACGGATTTTTAGTAGCAGGCGGTTGTTTATTTGGTCCAGGTCATTTGGTAGAACGAGTGCCATATGATCCACATATATACTTTAGTGGTGAAGAATGCTCATACGCACTACGCTTATGGACACACGGCTATAATATATTCCATCCTTGTA